ATGTCTGCGTTGATAGCATCTTCTTTATTTTGAGATTTTTTATTTTCATGTTCCCAGTCAACTAGTTCCCAGAACTTATGATTTGTTGGATAACTGCCATTTTCAAAACCAGGTCTGCCACCATTTCTTAAATTCATAATACCACCTCTAGCTGCTTGGTTTCTACCATATTGAAAATTAAGAAATTCTTCTTGCGTCATCCAAGGTGGTTTAACTAATTGAGGATCCTTTTTAACTTGTTCTTCATAGGCAACTCCTTCTTCACGCATAAGATCCCACCAATTTGGCATAGTGTCTTGTTCTAACCATTCAGTTGGATCGCCTTCAGCCATTTGAAACATAGCTTTACTTTCTAGATTTCTAAGCTCTATAGTTTCTTCTTCAGTGATGCTTCCGTCTTGTACTTTAATTTTTAATTCTTTGATTCTCTCTACCATCGGTCCAATCGGAACGCCTTCTTCATTTTTAAGATCAAAAGGTGTAATAATTTCTTCTTCAGTTTCTAATACTTCATCTTCAGAAGGACCTACTGAATATTTTTTTCTTTTCTTATTAGGAAGAGATATGATCCCGCCTTTAGCGACATCTTGAACTTCTGTAAAATCTGTAATTTCTGCTTTTGTAGTTGGCACCCCTGACACAGTCATAGGTGAAAGACCTAATGCAAGAGCTCCTTCAATTGTTGCCTGACTTGTTTCTTTGTCTTTAACATAGTCTCGATAAGCTGACTCTAAAGCTTCATTAGCTCTCTTTTGATCTTCGTATGACTTATAGGCAGTATAGGCTCCAGTAGCATCTTTTAGAATATTAGCTGCTGAGGATGCGTCCCCTCCTAGATATCTCTCTTTTAAATAATCTTTTCCAGCTGTGTATAAATCTTCCCACCATTTTGCCATATTAATTTTTCCTTAATGTATGATTATATATTAAAATCGCAGGGATTTCGCCTGAACCTAACAGTTTACTTGTTTTTTTAGTAATCGTCAATATCATCTTATACTTTACCAGTGTCAGTCCCTAAATGAATCTGGGCTACTTTGACATGAACATCTCTTCTAATGTGTTCTCTTTTAGTAGCTGTAGCTGGGTTATCTACATCATCATCAGCCTCTTTATCTGACATATACTCTTGACCTGTTTCTTGGTTTGTAAGAGTTATCTCAACTTGTGGCTTGATAAAATGGACTGTTTTTCCATCAATTTCTTGGGTTTCTCTACTAGCTTCTTGTTCAATAAATGGCATAATTCTCCTATGATCTACTCGTTTGTAATATTGAGGCCGTCATTTTTATAACATTTCCTGTGGCACATTGCATCTTAATTTTATCACCTGCTTCGAGGATCAATATGTTATTAAAAGTCAGGACATCTACCCCTTTACTTGGGGTTACATTTGCTACATCAAACTCATAATCAGTTGTTCCTGATGCATCATATACTTTAATTAATACGTCTAGGGCTGATCCATGAGTATTAAAAAGCTTTATTGTTTTAACAATAGATGTAGTCTCTTCAGGAGTCTCATACATATCATCGTAGGATCCTGCAGATGTTATTTTTGCTTGAATATTTTTATATACATTTGCCATTAGCTTAAAAAGAAATTAAACCTTTCTGCATCATCCTTTTCAGGTTGTTGATAGGTTGAATTAAGTTGTTCAATAACAGAACTAATTGCTCTGTTAATTTGTCTTTGGTTATCTTCTGTGTATTCTCTTCTAGGTTCTGGTAATCTTACTACTATTTTAGCCATTATCTTCTCCCATCCGCTTGAACATCAACTTGAAAAGTACCATATCTCCAGTCTTCTCCAGCGCTTTGATTTTCTATTTTTAAATTTGCGTAACGTCCTCTAGCCCTAGTAGTGAATTGTGTAGAAGTTGGTAGGACACTGAAAGGACTATATGTACTATCTGTTACAGCAGCTGAAGGAAAATTCTTTACCCCAATAGTTATCTTAGCTGTTCCAGTTAAGGTTTTAAAATCAGGAATAAATCTCCTCATAGCTAGAAAATACTCCCCTGTTCCTTTGTCTGTATTCATCGCAAAATCATAAGACTGCAGCGAAGAAGTTAAAGCAGTGGTAGATCCATCAGGATTTAATTGATCGGTTCCAGTTTCTTGTTGAAAGTAAACAGTCTGACCTAATCCTGTTTCACCAATAATACTTGGAAAAGTCCCTGTTGCAGAACTATTAAATTGAGTAGCATAAGGTTTTGGATAAACAATAGAGTCAATCCATGTAGTTCTAATAGAATTAGTATTAACTCCTGTATACCATACACCTGTCGGCAGTTGGGTTCTTTCTCCATAATTATATACAACATATCTGTCATTGTAGGTTTCACCAGAACTTGGGTAATACCAAATTACTTCTGTAAATAAGTTATTGATACCAGCATATACTTGTTGACCTTTAGTGGTATCAAAGTCCCCATAAACATAATCTTCTACAGAACAAGATAGGGAATTAACTGTACCATCAAACGAGAAGAAACCATTATTTCCCATCCAATAAGCAACACCATCAATCTCGCAGCAGGCGTTCTGTCCAATTAATCCACAGTTGGTACCCACTTGTTCAAAACCAAAGACAAAGTTTCCTCCTACAAATTTCATAGAATAAAGTGCATTATCGGTCCAGACTAGAATATTTTCTTTTCCTTTAATGGCTCCCATAATTCTTGTACCATCTTGAAGTCTTTGTGTACCTGCCGTATTATCTGCTTGAGGAGCAAAAGTGTTAAGAGCTTCTTGATCCGAGAATCTAATAAACAGGTCATCTTGTGTGGAATCTGTTCCAATAGTTGTTTCAGTTCCAAAATGAATTAAGTGTCGAGTTGTAGGAGAAACTAAGGTTAATCTACTTGCTGTAGGATTCCCTTGACTTCCTGTAATTGCGGTTACATAATTGGTTGTTAGAGTGGAAGCTCTGTTGCTAAATCTAGCTGATCCACTAATCCCTGAATTCCATGTATATGTTTTTCCATTTGCAATCGTTGCAACTAAAACTTCTCCCCAGTTTCCTAGTGACCAGAGACCTGGTTCCAGTGTAACGTCTGAAGCATTAACTGCATTTCCCCATTGAGTATAGTTTGTTGCGTCATAAACTGTTTGACCATCGCTATGAGCACTTCCAGTTGTACCAGAAACAGCTGTTCCATAAGCTCCTCTAGTAATAGTTGTTAAATCATTTGATGAAATAGCACTGTATTTAATTAATTCGCTGTCGACTAAAATAGTTCCATTGGTTGAAGTAAATCCAGTTGTTGAGTCTAAAGTAATACTTGTTCCTGATCCACCTGTACCAGCTGTATCTGCAAGTAAGGCTCCATCTAAGGTATTTGTTTGAGCTCCAGTAATCGTTCCACCATAATTACCCACACCAAATCCATAACCATAAGTTTGAGCCGCCGGACCAACGGTTGCATAAGGTTGCACTTTCATACTTCCCCCTGTAGTCACCGCAGCTGAAGCTTGGTTTAAAGAGTTGATAGTAAAAGTTACAGAAGTGGGAACACTTAAAACTTGAAATTTTTTATCTTCAAAATCAGTTGCATTTAAACCAGTACCACCAGGTAGAGTAACACTATTTAAAACAATAATGTCCCCTACTTCTAAATCATGATTCGAGGTAGTTGTAATCGTACATTGTTTATTGGAAGTACTATTGGTTGCTAATGTTGAACCCGTAAATTCGATTTGAGCCCCAGCATTATTCGAACGCCAAGGAGTTATATCGTAAAGAGTTCCTTCAAAATATATAAGTAAAAATTTATCTGTACCAATAGCCACATATTTATTACCATCTGTGTCTACAAATGCATGCTGCTTTCTAGAAACTCCTACAATAGTATCGGTAAGCAAAGAAGACCATCCCCCTACTTTTTCAGGAAGACCATATCTCCATCTAACATTATCTGAATCTACCCAACGATCGGTTGCTCCGACAGCAGTGTCCTGCTTATCGACACCCGGCTGAAATTTCATTTCAAAGAGCGACATTATTTAGGCCCTTACGCTGTATTAGTCTTATATGCCCAGCCTCTAGTTGCATCTACATACACTAGGGTAATAGCTTGACCATTTGTATTAAGAGTTAAATCAGATGTAGCAGTATTAATTGGTTGGCCATTTCTTCCTATTGTACAATTATTTGAATTCCAAGTTCCTCTTGTATCAATAACCGTTACTTCAGCTCCTACAGAAGGAGATGCAGGTAGATTAATGGTAATAGGATTAGTTGAAGTATTAGCAAAAATTTGTGCACCAGCCACAGCAGTATAAGGACTGTTTGAATTAGTGATAGTTTCATACCCTTTTTCAAGAATAGTAACTACTGTTTGTGTTCCATTTGATTTACATAAAACTGTTGCTCCTGGAGGAATCGGTTGCTCTGTTCCTGAAGCAGTCAATACTCCTAAAGTTCTATTAGATGTTCCTCTAACAGTATCATCTTTCATAATCCAGACTCTTTCTGCAGTACCTGGCATAGTAACTGTTCTGTTACCTGCTAAAGTACCATAAAGTCTGTAGTATATATTTTTTCCTGTAGATGTGGCTCCATCAGTTAAAACAAGAGTTGAGCTACCAGAAGATAAATCTACATCTAAAACCCCAGTTGAAGTCTGTTCTACGATTTGTAAGTTTGTATTGGTTATAGTGCCCCATAAACCAGCTTTTTCACCAGTTGTTATGAGTTCTAATTGTGCGTTTGTTGAATAAGTTGATGCCATAATATTATGTTCCCGGGTCTATTGGTGTCCAGACCATATTTGCGCCTGGAATAATTTCACTCCATGTTATTGCTTGTGCCGTACCACTAGCAAGCGTAAGTGTGCTTCCTGTAGGATCGACATTTGCGTCTCCAGTTATTGTAACAGTTCCGCTTGAAATTACAAGGCTATTTCCGCTTGGAGAAACGGTAGCTCCTGCCGTCACTGTGACATTTCCTGTGCCTAGGGTTACTTGAGAGCCTGTGACACTAAGATTCGCATCTCCTGTAATAGTTACACTACCAAAACCTAAAACAACCTGACTTGGAGTAGGGATTTCTACAATAGAATCCGCACTAATATTAGTATCTCCAATACTAATAGTTACTTGATTGCCGGTAACTGAAATAGTTACACTATTATCAGGTCCTGATGTAGCGAATGGTAATGCTGATATTGCGTCAAATCCTAAACTCATAAATAATCCTTAAAAGGAGACAGGGGGTATGTGG